CAGTACCATCTGGAGTTGTTAATGTATCTATCTTTAAAGTAGAAGCCATATTATCCTCTTAAACTATAGTCCAAGTTGAACCGCTTGTAACGGTCACGGTAATTCCGCTATTAATTGTTACTGGGCCAGCAGTCATTCCGTTCTCAGATCCTAAGAAAGTGATGTTAGCAGCAATGACCTTCGCATTTGTACGTATGATTGCATCTGCACCAAGGCTTGGGCCACCCGCAGTTCCCCAAGTGTTATCACCTTTAAGAGCTAATGATGAAGTAGGTGTTCCAGTTGCACTAAGCTGAGCAATGCCAACAGTACCAGTACCGGGAGCACCAATTGAAAGAGTAAGTCCAGTGTAAATAATTTGTATTTCAATAGGGGATGCTACAGCAGTAGTAAAAGTTAATTGATTACCTGCTATTGTGAAGTCAGTGGCATTCCGTTGTACTACTCCGTCTAGTGTTAACACTACTCCATGAGTAGTTGTGTCATGCGTTAGCGTATATAGAGTAGCGCCTGTACCGGTAATGTGATCCGAGACTGCATCACCTGAATTTATTCCTCTTCCTATGTAGGCCATTTGTTATCCTCTATGCTTGAAATTGGTATCTTATTATTACTACACCGGAACCGCCAGCCGTTGCTACGCCACTAACGCCATACGCTGCTCCTGCACCGCCACCTGTATTTACTGTTCCTGCTACCGCAGAAGTAGTACTTGCATAATTTCCTCCGGCTCCACCCCCGCCATTACCGCCTACTGCTCCAGCAACAGAACTGGATGCGCCACCACCTCCACCAGATCGAAAGATTGCTGAGCCTGTTATACTTGAACTTACTCCTACCCCGCCCACTCCACCAGAAAATCCAGAAGTATTTCCACCAACAGCACCCGCACCGCCACCGCCTGCACCACCATCTTGTGACAAAACATTAGCACCACCATTATTGCCCTGACTTGGCGAAGTCGAGGGAGTATTTCCTGCTCCACCGGCTGAGTCATAATGTCCACCACCCCCCCCTGATCCACCTGCAAGGCCAGTTTGAGTACCACTTAACCCACCGGCTGCGCCACCACCTCCTCCAGCAGATGTAACAGTACTGAAAACTGAATTACTACCATTTGCACCATCACTCGAATTACTTCCTGTAGACCCACCTGCACCACCTGCTCCTACTGTTACTGTAAGTCCAGTGTCCGACACAGTAAAACTGGTTGCTGTTCTATACCCTCCAGCACCTCCACCACCACCTCCACCGCCTTGTGCTGGGCCACTGCCACCGCCACCAGCGATAACTAAATACTCCACTATACTTCCAGATGCAACACTTCCAACAGTGGGAGTAAAAATTCCTGATGAAGTAAAGGTGTGAGCCTTATAACTGCCATCAGTAGTTATTACCCCGCCAGTAGCACTTAGATAAGATGGGAGATTCCCCACGCCTTCACCTATATTAGTCCAAATATTAGCTCCGGCAGTTGCATCAGTTAGCGAGAACATCTCACCTGATGTCGTATTCAAATATACTGTACCAACTCCACCAGAAGGGTTTGTTGATACTGTAGGATCAGAGCTAGACTTTGTTATTTCGTCAGGCAAGTTAGTAAGACTAGCCCCTGATATTGCTGGAAGTGCGCCTGTTAATTTACTAGCTGCTAGTCCACTTATGTGGCTGTCATCAACAGAACCAGCTACTAGGTGACTTGAATCTACACTTCCAGCGGAAGGTGATACAGTCTCTACTGTCTTACCAATAAATAGGCAGTACATAGTACTCGGACTACTAATTGTACTAGTTGTTAATGCTGTGCCAACAGCCGTATAGCTGGTGGGATCCTGACGCACATTATCAATAAAGAGTGCGATATCAATGCTGTTTGAAACAGATGTCGATAAAACGAAACTGGTTCCTGTCGGACTACTGAAGGTCTGTTGAGTCAGTGAACTATACTTATCTGCTGGAATGTTGCCTACATAGGCCATATTATCTCCTAGACGCTGATTGCATCAATGCGTGAAATTACGGTATCCAATGAAACCGCTGTGTCTGATACAACCGTTAGCGCATCACCACTTTGCATGATGATCTTAGATCCGCCATCAATAAGTTCTAATGCCGATCCGACTGGGATCGGTGCCGATTTTATAAGATAAAAATTAGCTGCGCCATTTACGATATAAACGTCTACATTAATAGAAGAGGCTGATACATTCGCACACCTAATTCCTACTACTGTGTCATCAGAGTCACTAGTAAAGACGGTGACTGGAGATGTCCCAGTTACTCTGTCGAGATGTCTCTCAAAATCCTGTGCCATTTATTGCTCCTTTTATAATGCGACAGACATCGCAATAGCGAAGCCGTTAGTAGCACCAGTTGGTGCTTGGAATGTGGGCGAAGACCCTGCTCCCAAACTAGTTAATACGTGCCCTGAAGAACCTTTAGATACTGGAATGTTACTTAAGTCTACATCTGAGTCAGCCATTGTAACAGTACGAGTAGTACTAGTAGCTACACCGCTGACTTGGAAGGCTAACTCTTTAGTGTTATCCCCATCATCTTGGATCCTGAATACATCGTCTTGTACGTCAGTTACTGCTCCTGATACAAGTCCAGTTATTTGTGTCTGGATGTTTGAGGTAGCACCGTTTAGGTAACTAAACTCTGTATTACTTATGCTTCCATCATGTATCTTAGTGGCATCAATAGCAGCACTAGCATTAATATCTGCATTGAGAATAGTTCCATCAAGAATATTAGTAGAGGTAACACCACCTGTCGAAATATCTCCAGTAAGAATTGTTGCATCCAGTATCTTACCAGTAGTTATAGCCCCGTCAGCAATGTCCCCCACGAGGATAGTACCGTCAAGTATGTTAGTAGATGTAACACCACCTGTTGATATATCACCAGTAAGAATTGTTCCGTCCAGTATCTTACCAGTAGTGATAGCCCCGTCAGCAATGTCATCAACGAGAATAGTACCGTCTAGTATCTCAGTTGTAGTCACAGCTCCTGCAGCTATAGATATAACACCAGCAGAACTAATGGTAGCATCACCAGAAGCAGCCACATTGGTAAATACCGTACCTGTTCCTATTAATAGATGAGCACTAGTTGTAGCCAATGCGTCATCAATAAAGCTAACCTTTGGTGCAGTCACAGCATCATCAATGATGTCAGCTGTATCAACGGCAAGTGAGGAAATGGTTAGTACACCAGTATTAGATAGCGTCCCATCACCAGACATGATTACGTTGCTGAAGGTCGTTCCGTTACCAACCATGATGTGCGTGTCGGTAGCAACTATAGAGTCATCAATGAAATCAATCTTTGGTGCGGTCACATTATCATCAAGTATGCGAACTGTCGTTACCCAATCATTAGCTTCAATCGTGTCAAGTCTGCCATCATTCGTGTTGGCTCCACTTAGTAACTGGTCAAGCTCCGCATCAACCTTGGTAGCACTAATAGCTACTGGAGGTGTGGCATCTCTGTCAGTTTCAAAATCATGTATTCTAGTTAACGTTGCCATATATCCCCTTAGTCATTAGCTCTGAATCCAGCGTTCGCATACTTCACACCATAGAATGCAATACTGAGATCTGTTTTATGTGTTGCTGAGAATGAAAACTTAATTGCCCTGCCCATGCCTATCATTGGTATCAGCACCTTGTTAACGTCTGGGAAGTCCCAGTAGCCAGAATCCCATTCAGTCGTATCCCACTGACTAAATGTTGATTGTAGATAGAATGTTTTGTATGATGTAAGATCAAAATCAAAGTAGACATCTAGGTTAAACAATCCAGCAGCACCACTACCTTTAAATTGAAAGTACTTAAACATTTTCTTTATACTGATGTTATCAAACCATAGCCATGGTGTGTCCCACTGCCATGCTACACCAAAGCTATTGTTCCCATCAGCGAATACATCAACATCACTTGAGTCAGTGTATTCACGGTAGACTCTCCCATAATTACCAGCACTAAAGATTTGGTCATCAGGTGTTCTAATGGATTGATATATAGTTATGTCTCTATCTTCCATCCATGCTTTGATTTCGTAATCGTATATATATCTTCTCTCTATAGACGGGATGTTTATCCAAAACTCATTCTCTGACTTATGGTTAACAACGTTGATTTCATCTTGGTTAGCTACAGCTTTCAATAAAGGATTAATTCTGTCACGTATGTTGTCCGATAACTTTCTAGTCTTAAGCCCTTGAACTATCAGCTCACTCTTCATTGAGTTAAGCCCACCAGTTTCTACGATGTAATTATCAAGTCCAACCTCATCCATCGCCCTGTGTGACATTGCCCCTGTATTAAATATTGTTTTATCAATAGCTATGTCTGCAAATACAGCAGGGACTGTGTACGTAACAATATGATTCTTAAGAGCAATAATAAGTTCATTCGTCTGGCCAAGACGATTAATACCAGTAATGGTATCACCTCTAGCCAGAACAGCAGCCAAATCTATATCAACGTAGTCCGAAGCCCCACTCCAATCATCTTCATCATCTACTGCACTACCTACAAATTGAGTCTTCCTGTTTAATATGCCAGCCATCCACACGCGGTTGTTCAATGCAAACACATACTTGGCAAGAGGAGGACTGTCTAATAGATCAATCGTATAGTATCCTGTATGAGATGCCGGAGGTGCAGCTCCATCATTCAAAGCTCCTGTTGCTTCTTGGTGGGCAACACCAATTGTTATTGGTGATACATTCTGTAACAATAAGGTACCTGATGTTTCACTGTAGTAAACGTTATACCCAGTAGCACCACGTATTGCCACAGGAGAGGTAACACTAAGAACGTTATTCAACGCTACAAGTTGGCTACTCTCTGTGCTAGCTATTGATTCTCCACCAGCTGTTACATAAGTAACAGTTACATAATAAGTTCTTGCAGCCTTAGTACCAGCAGCTACAGTTCCAAGTGTTGGGGCTACTGGCCTAGGGGTGTAACCATACTTAAACGCAACATCAGTCCCGTTAGTAAGGATCATTTTATTCCTGAACATAGCCCAGTTAAGAGGCTTGTCAGCAGTAAGTCCTGTCTTAAGAACTACATCAAATGCTCCAGTTGCTGGTGTATACTTTAATAACCTTGTGTCAAACTGTCCTAGTATTTCATATGTACCGGGAAAGTCACCCTCGTACACGCCAACCATGTCGCATTTAGGCCCAGCCTTAAACAAATCAAATATTAAATCCTGTGTTAAGTCTGCAGCCCAACCTGAATCTTTAGTGTTAGTTCTAAATGTATTGTACGTAGCGTGTGCTGGTGCTGATGCATCACTACCAATGTCAATATAGTTGCTAGCGTTACCACCGTTGTATTCAAAGAACACTGTGTATGTGCCAGCAGTAGAAGTCTGTGGTTCCTCGAACGTAAACTCAGTCATAACATATGAAGTTGTCAGGTCAGCTGGATCTAGGATGAGTGACTCTTTTAATACAGACCCAGTTGGTAATCCATTAGTGCCTACCGTTCCAGTTCCTAACCAAATATGCGCTACCATCCCACCTGTTGGTGCTCCCACTTTCTTTAGGTAAAACTGTACAGCTTGAACGTCCTGACCAGCGAGTGTAATAGCAAAGCCAACCTGTTCGTTGTTGCCATTATACATACTGATATCAGCATCTCTATTCACTATGGTTAGAGTGTCAATGCTATTACCAGCAGCGTGTTTAGCTGCTGTACTATTAAGGAACGTTCTACCTCTACGTTTACTAACCTCACCGTTCTGTGCTACACGTGAGTTCTGTAACTCAGTAGCAAAGTCAGCGGAGATGTTACCCTCACCAACAGCAATATCAAATAAGCCTTTATTGTTAGACTCAAATATTTTTTGTCGCAAGGCCATTAATAGGTTCCTTGAATAGTGTCAGTCAAGTTATAGTTCTTGCGAGTCAAAGGAGTAAACCTTACTGAACCGCGATTTCTAGCTTGTACTTTCTTTAACAAGTTGTTAGCAAGAGCCATCTCTCTGTCACGCTTAGCAAAGTCCTGATCGTATTCAGCATACTTACCCTTCACCATGTGACGTATGATTACTTCTTGGTGAGGTGTAGTGTCTGAGTCCGATACTAAGTCTGATAGTTCTTGTTGATACCAGTAAGTAAGAAGTAATCCGTTCTGAGCCAATGCTGGAGTTGGAGTAACTTTAATCTGAGATACCTGAGTGGCATTACTCCCCCATGGAGTCCATAGCCTTGGCAATCCAGTGTTACCCTTAATGATTTCCTCTTGAAAGATCTGATTCGTTCTTGCTTTAGATACAAACAAGTCTTCCGAATCTATGTAGAACCTTTCACCTATGATGTTGTTCACATCAACGTTTGTTTCTAATGCATACTGTTCTGTACTAGTAACTAATGTAACAGTAGCTGTATTTTTTAGAATGTTGAAGCGACCAAGAATGTTTATTTCCTGTATAGCTTCATTGATGTAATCAAGGATACGATTCTTCGCATCATTGACAAGGCTAGAGTTCGAGTCTAACCCTAGATCTCTTAGTATTGGGTTTCTTATGGTTGCGAGAGACACGGTTCCTCCTGATGGTTCATTACTTTCTTTAATGCGTCTGCCCAGAGTTCTGCTCTTTCCACCGCATCAAAGTTTTCAACAATATAATTACGTGCTTGCTTACCAATCCTTCTACGTAATGCAGGGTTATCTATCAGTCTCTGTATCATCGCTTCGCATTCCTTATTATTGTTGTATAGGAATCCGTTTACTCCTTGTACTATTACCTTAGAGTAAGGTGGTATGTTCCGCACCACACATGGGATTTCTAATGCTGAATACTCCACCCACTTGATAGCACTCTTACACGTATTGAACAAGTCATCCTTAAGTGGTATTACGGCTATGTCGTTATTCAATAAAGCTTGCTTGTATGGATGAGCTAGTGTCGGCACCCACGAATGAAACTCATATTGTTTTTTTGGTATGTTTTTAAATATACCGGAAAACTCTTGCCCGCAAATTTGTAGCTTTAGGTCTTTGTTCTTCTTCACTAAACTCTCAAACACAGGCTTAATCTCTACCAAATCTTGGTAGTGAGAACACCCGCCATGCCATGTGAGTCTGATAGTTGCATCCTTCTCAATTCTAACTGGCTTCCACACAGACAAGTCAATACAGTTTGGTAATACAATGACGTTCTTGTTGAACTGACTATAATACTCTGCAAGCTCAGGAGTAGTAACAGTAACCGCATCTGCAATTTTGAGGCACTCTTTAGCTGCTTCAGTCTTTTTAATATTTCTAGTAATATCAAAGCTATTCTCCCCGTCCTTCCACACTACAATTTTTTCACCATCCATAACATAAGAAATATTTTCTATGCCCATGTCTTGATAATGCGGAGACAATGGGTTTAACGAAAATATATTATCATCATGGTCAATGATAATTTTCTTAGGCGGGTTATGAGCTTTCAACACTTTTATCAAGTCTAACATCTTCAAGCTAGCAGCCCGTGGTAGAATTGCTACATCACAGTCTTCAAGCAACTGGTACAATTCGCTGTTCTTACATCCAACCCCACCTAACGCAGCATCAATACCAAATTTCCCACTAACAGCTGCAATAGGCTGCCTAATCCTATAGAAGCCACATGCCCCATCATCCCTTACTACACCACAAACTTTAATATCATCTTCTTCGTTAAAGCCAATTGGTTTATCTATCATTGCCTAGTTCTATTTTGTACCGCCAACGCTCTGTATCGCAGTGACAGCCTGCTCCCCCATATGATGCCTAGTATAATTGTTCTTCACATCCATTATTTCTTTAAGAAACTCGAAGTATCCATCACGCCCTTCGTCTTCATCTTTCTCTCCAAACTTGCGAATGAACCGTTGATAGACATGGTTCTTTACTACCATGCAGCTACCACCAATTTCTCCATACTCAGGCTGGTTGTCAGTGTCCTCTCCAAAGTAGTTCCACTTATCTTTACCGCAAGGTGTGTACTGCATTTTAAATAAGACTATATCTTCATCACGATCCTTAAGCTTCTTAACGAAGTCATGGTCTATAATCTTATCGTCATCATCTAAGAGAAGAACGTACTCACCCTTAACCAAATGCCTGTGGCTATAGAACAATCTATTTGCTTTAAGTAATCCAATACCATTTTCAGTCTGGTCATGTATAATTACCTGATCCCAGTCTCCATCAGTTTGATTCTTAATGGAATACTGATTGATCCCCAACTGCTCGTTTCTTTTCCAAGTACGAGTTACTATTGTTAGGTAACCCGCTTCCGGCTGATCCCACGTGTTGCCATTAACGTGATTTGCAAACGACAATTTCATTGGAGGGGTGTCAGTCGTTTCTCCCTCACGTCTCATGTAATTATCTGTTGTTAACAAGAACACCTCTCAGATATTGTTTATAAATACTTCTTACTATCGTTGTCAGTTTTAAATTCTGGATGATCGAAGAAGAAACGATTAACTGCTTTCGTCATAGCGTTCTGGTCTCCATCCAGAATGTCTTTATACTTGTCCTGCATAAGAAAGATGTTTGGTATGGTGCCACGCTTACGCATCATGCGCCCGTCAGTCCATCCGTTGTCTCCTGTCTTACGCTCTTTATCTGCAATCGCAGCAACAGAGTCGACATCCTGTATGTGTTGGATGCCATAGCTCTTATTGTCTGCCTTCATGCGAGTTGCTATGTCTTGAAAGATGTCGTCTTCGTTATCTATCATTTGCCTATGTGCTTTCTAGCTTCGCTGATTAACGCTAGCTGCTTCTTATTAAATCCCCCACCCTTTGCCATCCACTTTTGTTCACCGGGTTCATTCATTAACTCTGGGAAGACTCTCTCAAATACTAACCAATCACCAAGTGGCCCATCAAGTGCTGCTGGGAAACTCTCCCAATTGCTACCGGGAGGTGAACCTTCTTCTGATAGCATCTGAACAGTTCTCTCATAACGTTGTAAAGCCTCTGACATCTGCCTATTATCTAAGCTATCTATAATCTTACGCTTAATGCCAAACATCTTTGGGTCTACTGGTTTTCCAGCCCTATCCTTACTAGTGAGTATGTGTGTAGAATCAGCCCGTATCATATTCCTTAGTTTGGGTAGGCCTTTACTGTTAGCCAACCCTATGGCCTTCCGTAATTCAATTTTATAGCTGTCGATACTACCATCATCGTACTCACCATTAGGGCCAGTATCTCCCGGCTGTATGGTTTCCAAATGTCCCGGCCCAGTCTTATCACCCATGCGTAATTCTATAGGAAAATCCTTTAATGCACCTTGATTTCTAACATCATTGAATGCTTTATTAGCAAAGAAGTTTACACCCGCAAGGTCACGTCCTTCGCCTATCTGTAGTTCGTCTTCTAAACCTTCCATTCAATCTCCTTAAATAAAGGGGAGCCGAAGCTCCCCCCTACCATTAATTTACGCTACAGTGAGCAGCGTAATCTTGCCAGAGGCAGCCTCGTTAAGAGACTCCAATGTCCATTCCGCTTCAACCATGCCACGCCTTGAACTACCTACCTTAGCGATAGGAGTATGCTTGACTGGCCTTAGCATCGCGACCTTCCACATTTCTTTCTGCAACTGACAAACCTTATCCGCGTCCATATGACGGTCAAGGATGATACGCTGCATACCGAAATCTGATTCGTATACATCAAGGCTAGCAATCAATTTCTTGCTTGAAGCTTCAATGTTACGAGTCTGAGATGCTGTGAACGCAGAGATCTGACGTTTCTGAAACCCATTTGCATAGGTCGTGTCAGGATTACCGCCACTGTTAAAGATGGTCTGCAAGTTGGTGTTATACAGAAGCTCAGTAAGAGCCTGCGTACCAGCTGCTGAACCAGTTTCAACATTAGTGGTAATGAATGAAAGAACGCCACGAGCTGCTCTGCCCGTACCCGCTGATGCACCAGCAGCTGACACACCACTAACGATGTCGACTTCCATATCGGTAGCCATAATCTTCAGTGATTTAGCAAGTTGATACTCATACTCGCCACCCTTAACGCCAGCCTTATCGACAGCATCCAAGGTATCAGTTACTTCAAATGACTTACGATTGATCTGAGTATAGTTACCCAGACGAGAACGTGCAGTCAAAGTACCAGCAGTGAAGGCTGCGCCCTCAGCTACTCTCCCATTAGAACCTGCGGTGAGTGAGTCAGTGAGCCACTCATGTAAAGTTCCACTTGCTTTACCCTTACCAAAGCCCGATAGCATCGGAGTTTCAGTAGGGGAAATATTAACGATAATGTCCAAAAGATCTTCACGAAGACCGTTCTGGTTATAAGTCTCAAATGTTGGCATCCGAGGCTCTCCTATTTATATGACACTAAGGTCTCCAAGTATGACCTCTTTGCTGGAGTAATTTAGCAAAGTTATCTACTGAACCACCTCGTAGTGTACCTACCGAATCCCGAAAAGACGGTTGAGCACTCTGTTGCGTTCTACCCTGTGGCGTAACATTACCTGCCATGGGTATCGCCTCTGCACGAGGGGCTGGAGAATTCCCAGTTATCTGATTATATTTAGCAGCATCAACCATAAGCTTAGAGAGTTCAGCAGCCAATACCATATCCTGCGGGTGATTTTTAAAGTTAGGCCCGATGATGTTTTCTAACATCGGATACGCTTTAGTCTTCAGAGTCTTGTAATATTCGCTGTTAGGATCAGATACAAAAGAGTAAGTCTCCTTAACATACTGGTCAGATTGCAGTCTCATTTGATCCTGTTGCTGAACAATATTTTGAGCGTTTTGTTGGGCTTGTGCTACACCCGCCTGTTTACTTACAAGATCCTGCCTACCCTGAACGTGCCTTGCTACCTCTGCGGGCGTGAAGATATCGCCTTCGTCTTCTAGCCTTTGATCCATTGCTGCGATCTCAGCATTGATAGCATCTACATCACCAGCTGGTGGTACATAAGATGATTGCAATGTTTCAAACTGCTGAGCCATGTCTGTAAGTTTCTGGATCTGCTCTTCACGTGCAGCAATAACCAAATCCTTCTCAGCTAACTCTGAGTCTTTCCCTGCAATCTCCTGCTGTCCCTTACGCTTTAAGTCTGTAATGCGCTTACTCATGCCATCAGTAAGGTTCACATCTTGAGCTGGCTGTTGGTCTTCGGACGCTGCATGCGGTGCTTGGGATTGTTCCCCAACTCCTCGCTCTGCTGCAATCTGATCGAACTCCTGCAGGGGTTCCATCTCAGACCAATCTAAGTTGCCGGGGGTTACGTCATTACCGAAGTCCAACGTATGCCCCAGTTCAGATGCTTTATTTACTAATGCTTCCTGATTCACTCCATCGACAGGTGCCGTTTCCTGTTCAACAATGGGTGCTTGAGTTACTACTTGTTTACCGTCTGGCATTTAATTACTCCTTTTTCCCCTGTCCTGTTTATTATTCGGGAGGACGAATCCGTTGTTGCCTATACGCAACAGTTTTAAGCAAGCCGTTAAGGTTTGCCATTTTCTTTAATGCTAAGACTTGCCCCTGTAAGCCTAAGAATTCTTCCAAGGTTTTACATTCGTCAAAGCACTCATAACTTTTAATCATCATGTCTTCGATTTCCTCTGCTACTTCTTTCCAATGAGGAGTCTCTAACAATGCTGTTAACTTACGCAAATGTATCTCCTTATCCTCTGGAGACTTTGCCCTTCTAAGGTACTTATTAAAATTCATTTACTTCCTTTTTGCCTTTGGCGTATTGTCAGTGACAAACTTTCTTTTCTTTGTACGCTTTTTGTTTTCACTAGCTGTAACACGGTCACGTGCTTTTGTTGCAGCTTTGTTAGCGGTCTCCTTTGCGACAGTTGTGCGAGATGGGACGAGAACTGCTAAGCCGTCCTTTTTTACACCGTGATTCTCTTTGTCTAAGTTACGCCCAGTCTCTTTTTCAAACGTTTGTTTGCGAACCCTGTCAGCTACATCCTTCTTCTTTGAGAGCTTTGATAGTTTGTAAACCTTCTTCTTAGTCTTCATAAAAAATCATCTACTCCCTTTAGTAATACCAACCTGCTTAACATTGTAAACCTTTTCAGCTCTATCCACCTGAGCCTTATTCTTAGCCCTACGTGGAGCTTCTTTTTTAGTAGCTTCAATAGCCACTTTTATGCGTGTACGAAGCCTTGCATCACTCCTCTCACGCTCTCTTTGTTTGGATAGAAGCGCAGATGGGGGTGGCTTCGTGTTCTCCTTGTACTGTTTATTCATAGAATCCTGCTGGCCCTTGCGTTCTATCTCTACGTTTCTCTCTTTTGTTGCCTTAATCTGTTTAGCGGTTGGAGGTTTTGACGTTCTTCCGCCACCGAATCTATTAGGGTTTAAAGCAAAGTCTCCGCCTCCCGGCCCTACCATACGTTTTTTTGTCATTAAACTACTGGCCCCTGTTGAGGTGGTAATGGCTGCCCTTGTGGTTGTTTGTTGCCACCCAAGCTACCTAATATTTGCTGTATCACTGGCCCTGCTTGAGCCAAGAGTGCTTGTATGTCTAGCCCACCAGCTGGTGCTTCACCCTGTTGAGCCGGAGCTTGCGGTTGCTGTGGTGCTTGAGATGCTGGATCACCTCCTTGCGGTTGTGGCGGGGGAATCAAGCCAGACTGTACAGCTAGCTCATTCACCTGTTGATATAGTACCTTGAGTATTTCAGGGTTCTCCTGTGCCATACGCATTACAGCTTCGTTGACTGGGACAGCCACCTCATCTGCCATCTTAGATCCAGACTTCCTCATGAATTCTTTAATGAGGGGAGATACATTCACGAATTGAGGGCCAGCTCTCAGAGCGAGTTCCAACTGTTGTTGAATCTCGTTGAGTCTGCTCAACCTGTTAGAATTTACTGAATTCGCTGATAAGTCTATATCATATTGACCCTGTATCTCTTTAGCTGTGACAGCTCTTAAAGAAGTCTCAGCCCCCTCCACTACTCTGAAAAACATTTCCTCGTCACCAAACTGCTGTAACAATTGAAACGTTTGTAATACTGCTTCATTAAATCCTAGGGCTACATTACGCAACATCATCTCTAGTCGTTGATTACCTTCGTTGACTATAGCGTTAACTCCTGTAGCAGTTTTGTTTTGGATTGCAGTGGCATCGTTTCCTATAGCAAAATCAGAGACACCAATTCTATCTTGTATGAGTCTTCGTACTAGTTCTTCTTCTCTGAAGCTGGAGAACTTAACATCACCAGTTTGTAATATCCCAATCTGATTTGGGCCAGCAGGGAATCCAACACCGGGGCCGGGACGATGAATCTCTGGATCTACGTCAGAGTTAGGATCGTACCAGAACATCGTGGCGTTAGTGATAGTTCCATTATCAATACGCATATTGTGTATGTCATTGATCTCCTGTTGCAAGTCTGTGATTATCTCCGCAACACCCTGACTCTCAAATCTACCGGGAATAGGGAAAATACGAATCTCTGCAAAAGGTTTCTTGCCATGTAACAAGTCTGATTCTCTCGCTGATAACAATACTTTATGCTTCTTGGAGAACGTGGCTACGATGTCTTCCATCCTGCCATCACCATCAATGTCATACCTACCATGGAACTCAATCAACTCTAATTCAGCATAACCATCATCAGGCTCCATTGAATCTTGTTCGTAGCCTTCCTCTAACGTCTGAACATCTTTCAGTAATGATTCCCCATGGGCAGAGATACCGTCAGTATCGTTATCATTACTACCAACGTTTAACATTTCAACGTTGTCGTATGTGCCAGCGTCACCTAACTTCAATAAGGTATCGTAATCTCTGCGGAATCTATGTGCTACGTATGGGGAGTCTGCTACTGTGATTGCTCTGGGATGGTAGATGAAGTCTTCGATTGGGATGAACTCCCAGTCAGGATTGTTGTATACTACTTCTTCTCTTTCTATCTTAATGAATGGTTTCTTAACCCAATCATTGTTCTCTAATATAAAAGACATCTGATCAAGGAACTCAAGGATTGCCGCGCTAACCTGACCAGTCTGTACCTGAGCCTGTGCAATTGCCACTTCATCCTGCACCTGCTGTTGGTTTAACCTGCGGGTGTACTTACGAACATCCTTGCGCCACATAATCTTTACTGTGCCACGTCCGTAGATAAAGGCTTCACGGATCCAGTCCTGAGCCTTCGCGTATACTTGTACACGCTTTTGGAGAACGAAGTCCAACATGTTCTCTACATCATGTGCCTTATCGACATCCTTAATCTTACGGGGGGCATCGTTCCCCCCGTCGGGTGGTGCAGTTTGTTTCCCTGCTCCGCTCACCCCTCTAGCCGTAACTAACGGCTGTACTCCGAATATTGGGTTAATCATCCTACTCACCAGTGTATCTACTATGATACCAGTGATAGGAATGTGTAGGTTAGAACAACCCTTCCATGGGAAGTCTTTCTCTGTGACTACACCTTTATACTGCTTATACCATCTCTCTAGATTATTCTGCCAATCTTGTCTGGCATCCACAGAGTTCTGTACTGACTGACAGAGGAAGTCTAATAGCTTAGCCTGCCCCTCTTCCTTTAATCTTGGGTCAATCGCTGGCTCTACTGTAGAGTTCTTCGGCTTATTAATAACGTCACCACTAGCCAGCTTCTTAGGTGCTTGGGCTTGGCTCGTGACATCCTTGGCCTCGTGTGACGGAGACCCTGCCGATAGTTGGTTTGGACTTAGCTCTTCTGCCATTCTGTCTCCAATACACGATGCAATAAAAAAACGATCACTAGAGACTGTAGGTGTAGCTGTTTAGGCTACGTCTCTGGTGACCGTCTAGTGTTCAGATAGGTCTATTCTAACTAGTTATAGTTGGCTTTGCCTCTAGTTACAAATCACGCATAACTTCTTTGATCTCTATTTTCATAATCTTTCCTTCAGACATATGTATAGTGATGCTCCCCGTAAAGAAGTCACGTATCATCTTTATTACACGACCCTGAAGCTTTGTAAGATCAATTGGCATAATTGTAGTGTTACTATATAAGATGCAAAGGATTCAAAAAGGATTCATTTATCCAGAGGATTCTTCGGTGTTTTATCTTCTGTACAAGAATAACATATAAGACTAGCACTTACCATCATTCCTTTCGGAACTTTGATGCGTTCTCCTACTACTTTACCGGGGGGTGGATCACGATGCATAATGAAGACGTAGGCCTTAGAGTTCATTCCATCATACCATCCCATGAATTCTGTCGTAGGCGGGTCATTAAGGAAGTCCTCAGTATCGTTGTCAGTCCAATCATTACGTATCATAGTGTCATCCCAGACTACGTAATAAGGCTTACCCTTCTTTAGTTTAGGTGATTTCATGACATTGAAAACGGAAAGTTACTACCCTGTGGATGGGTACGTCCTTCAATAATAAAATCCCATACAACATAGAAGTATGGCTGCCCTATCCTATGTACAACTCTTTTGATTTTTATATTGATTGGCCTTCTTACACTGCTCATAGAACTCCTCCTGACTTAGATTCCACTTTGCTGCATTAGCCCACTTAGTCACCCACTGGACATTACTAATATCTTCCTTTAGTTCGGGGAACTTACTGGCAGGCTTGATGTGGTCAAGAGACATATTATCGGTAGGAGTCAAGTGGTCTCCTGTAAGGGCACACTTGTATTGCTGTTTCTCCGCTAACCTCATTAAGTCATCAGCAAAATCACTAGAGCCTAACCTATTTATAGCAGCATTTTTAAAAAAATGTGATTCACATAAACGACCATTCTTGAATGAAGCATTCTTACAGCCGTAAGAGTTACACAAGCCCTTCTTCTTAGCATTCATAGAGTAATGCTTGTATCGCTTCTTATCATTTAATGATACACAGTCCTTACATACATATTGTAGCTTGTCTGCAGTACTTGAGTGCTTGTGGAAATCAACTACGTCCACCATCGTCTTACAAGTCGAACAAAATTTTTCTGTATATTTGTAACTACGCGTTGCTTCGAGTGGTATCTCCATAACCATATCATAATCCAAGCTTCATACTTGAGTCTTCTAATTAAGGTCTTCACCGTTAGTATCGGGGAACTTAAAAGCAATCTCTTGAAGAGCATCTGACGTATCCCTTAATGATACTGCTATGTCACCATGGATCTTCTCCAAAGCAACAACGGTAGCTAATGAGTCCTTTTGGACGTTTAACAGATTGGTTAAGATTTGTAGCAGAATTTCCTCGTTCTGCATAACAATCTTAAAACGAGGTGTCTGCGTCGTAGTAGGCATCTGCAACTTCGGGAAAGTACTGTTCCACAAATTGGAGAAGAACGACCCTTGCTTCAAATTGGGATTGTTCAATTTCGATTGCTCCATCGTTTCTTCTTTCACAGATTCCCTCTAATTGTTTAACTGTTTGTTTTCTGTTCATAAAAAGCCTTAACATGGTGGTCGTGCATATGAGGTTCTTCCACCTGTTCTACAAACCCAAAGTGTTCACCTATCAACTTAGACAACTTAAGCTTTGTTCCGTAGTTTCTAAATGTGTAGTCTGGTCTGATATGCTCAATGTCTAATTCAGATGAATGCTCACTGAATATCTTACTCTTACGTTCTATTAACCATATCTCACCACCTAACTCTCTGATCTTATTGGCCTCGTTGTGGAAGCGTACATCCTCAACACTAATTGGGGACGAATAAACTTCTACCCTTCTATGCCATGAATCAACCCATATGTCTTGATCCATTGTATCACGACCCCACTCAGTACCAAGCTTCTGCATAGCATAACGTGGTGTACGGCCTCCGAAGATCATATTCGGCACTTCCTTAAGCCTACCCTCTATCATCTCATCTGTTACACCGGGGATACATAACATCATATCCTTAAGCGTCTGGCTAAACTTACTTCTCTTATAGCCATACTCAACATGTAAGATGTCTGCTACTGTAGACTTTCCTGTTCCCATTCGTCCCATTAGGCCGATTATTTTGGGTTTACTCATCTGAAGCCTCCATCAACTCTACAGTCGCTAGATCTTCTGGTACCTCTATGCAGGTGACATAACTCTTGCCAAGATGCTTATAGCTAGTTCTAACATACCATGTCCTACCATCTTGACACTTAAAGATACTGTTTGGGTGTACTGTTTCCCCTGCTCCAGTTAACATATAGAAGTTATCCATGAATCTTCCAGTGACCTCTTGTTATTAATACGTTTAGGCTAGCATAGTTATCTTATAATGTCAACGATAGAATCAAAAGATGGTTGGTAAGGAAAGGAAAAGAAAAATATATATTATTAATGGGCGTTAGCCCATACGAGCGTAGCGAGTGAACGTTCACTTGTTTTGAGCACACGTATCCTATATAGCGGGTTTATAAAAAAAAAGAAGAGCAACTCCCATCCCCCGAAGGACTAAGTCTGCAGGCTAGTTGGCTTTTAACCGATACGCAGTTTGGTATAGGCAACTAGATACTCACCCCCACCATAGCCTAGGTAAGCTAAAGTGGTGGGTATACCTACTCCTAGTGAGTAAGCTTAAAATAATACTATATTAAAAATTTAAAGATGTCAACTGTTTATGGGGCGATATGCGTTAGTGGGGATTACTATGATGTCTGGATGCACTTGATTCCTCAATGCCTTCTCAATTCCCCTTAGTGTACCACCAGCACTGGACGGACAACTACCACACGCCCCCTGAAATGATACCACTACTTCATCACCTTTAACTAAATCTAACTCTATGTTGCCACCGTCAGACATAAGGTATGGCCTTATAGATGCCTCAATCACCTTCTCTATTGCTTCATACTTCTCAGCGTCATTCATTTGAATACAGTCATTACAACTTTACTGTTCTCCATTGATCTCTCATATGCAGTCTTTACATCGCAGTCACCACATACCCGATGAGCACCATTCTCAATCAAGTAATCTGCCATTACAAACATCTCACCGCATAAGACACACTTAACTTCAGTCATACTCATTTCGTCCATAATTCCCCTTTCTACATTAGATGCAAGCATATAAAAAAGGATTCATTTATTATGCATATTTAACATTAAAATATATTAATCTTAGTAGTGTGTATCTATGTGGGCTAGGAGTATACAAACAAAGGTGTATGATAAAGTATACAGTTACGGTGATATTGTATATAAAAGTGCTAACTTGTTGCAGACTTGGGTGCTTAGCGGTTTTGCTGTTATGAAAAGTGCAAAATAAATAGACGAGACAACCCATATTAATATCAATGAATTTCAATCAATGGGACTCCTAGTCGGGGGTAGGGGGCTATGCAAGCCCCTTGACACCCCTATTCTAGGGCTATTCAGGGGCGTTGTGACATCTTTGTGATATTATCCTTTAGAATCATATACTTAGCTAGTGGTTGCATCAGGGTATGAAGGGGGGGATACTTACATCCCCCTCAAACTCTTATACGAGGTTCCAATCATGAAAACGTACATCATTACACCTAAGCAATTGGTAGCATTCACTAAGTCCAACACCTTGCCTGCAGATAAAGTAGATGAGATAGTTGAGCTACAACGTATTGCTGAGGAGAACTCTAACCCTGCTACCCGAAATGAGTCTATATTTGCCATAAACAATCAGCGTATAGGTGAAATCCAGACTGCTATTGCTCTCAAGCCAGTTCATACTTTCTTGGCTAGTTTGGGTGAGAAGCTAACAACGTCACTTGCAAAGCGTCCAATGAGTAAGAAGACTTATTCACAATTCATTACATTACTGGAATCACTTGTCAAAATCCTTGTCAAAGCTAGAGATGAGGGAGTTGTAATCATCAAAGATGCACCAAGCATCGACTACTAAGCAGGCGTTATTGCATCATGGAGGGGGGCTTCGGCCTCCCTCTTTTTTTTTAACCTACTGATTCGAGGTATAATACTATGAAAGGAAGGCCATATTACACGGTGATAGTACAACGGGAAGGCCACGGCTTATGGCATCATAGCTATGGGAGCTTTGATAAGTCAGACTGTATAGATGAGATTGCCTGTGCTTCTGACAACGCTAGCCTGTTGACATCGTTTAAGATTATCACGTCAGGACATACGCAATCAGACATAATGGAGTGTATCAATAACCTTAACAGAGGTATAAAACAATGCGAGATATAGTACAACCACTAATCTACATCACGTTGTTTGTCACGTTTGTCATAGTTCTCTGGGTGATAGCAATACCAGCAGTTGACAGGTGGGAGAGATCAAATGGATACCCATACGGTAAGCTATGTCAGATGTACGGTACTTGTGCTACTGGAGGTGAGTAATGGAACACACAAACCACTGCGACCATAGCGATATGATATATGCAGGCACTTCTAAGTATACGCTCACCTCACCTGAGCGTGACATCAAGGCAGACTATTACTTCTGGCTTGCCAAAGAGGATGGATGCTATGATTGGAGGATATGTGTACGCCTCAGCTCTGAGCCTAGTAATTACATGAGTGGTAGCATAGACATGTACTACAATAATCCTGATGTGATGCGTATGTTTGCTACATTCATGTGTAAAAAGCTAAAGGATTACAAGCTTGATAGCGAAGCGGGACACGATCATCTCAGGGATGTGGTTGGATCGTTGATGATTGCACAGTTTAAAGGGGAGAGTAAACAAGACCGATACAGGTCTGTTATTAACGCTATATTTGAGGAGAAGGAGGTGAGTGAAGGTGCTTAAAGAGATAACAATCATGCTGTATCTGGTGATTCCTCACCCGTCACTAAGTACGGGTGCAAACATAGAGGTGATACCTAATCAGATACAGTTCATGCACAGGGATGGCTTAGAGGTGAGCTATCCGTACAGAGTCAATGACTGTCGTACTGTCACGCCACTAGCACATGAGTTTGTGGTAGAGATAGCAGATGGGGTAGTATGCTATGTCATTGATACTAACCAACCTTTCCTGTTCCGATCCAATAGATGGATGGGTATACATGGAAAGACTTACAAGCTAGGAGAATGATATGAAAGATGTAAGATGGGAAGAGCTACTAATTTCCATAGCCATAGGGTCATTCCTATATGTTGTGGCATTGATAAGCACATCACTATGAACTACACAAAAGGAGACAGCTATGAAGTTTGAAATAGAGAGCATAATAATAACGCCTAACAACGAAGATGGAGAGGATTATGGATGGATGGTCAGAGCTGAGTACGACCATGACATTAAGTATACCTATCACAACAGTGCTAAGTCTTTAGCAAAGCAAGTGATGTTATTAATCGAAGATGATAAGGAGGATACAAGATGACTGAGTACGAGATGATGAAAGATAGAGTGAAGGTTAACAGTAGCATTGATAGACTAAAACATATCACTGCCATCCTAATGCCAGAGAATTGCAGTACTCAGGCCTCACCTAATAGGTACGAGCGTATCTATGAGACGATAGCTGAGGTTGGTGAGGAGTCAGGCTATGACATGACTGATGGGCAAGCGATCATGTTGACTCAAGCAATAGAGCTTGTACTAACACATGAGTTTACACTTATTAAAAAAGGAGAGACAAATGAATGACAACGTAGTAACAAAGAAGTGGAGGTTGCGTGAAGATAACAGGATGAAGGATGGCATGTACAAGGAAGCACCGTGGATAAGGGAAGATTGGTACCTTGACTCGCCATTTGCTGGCATCCACTATGCTCACACCAGTGAGACTAACCGTAACCTTGTAGCTTACACGCCTGACTATGGTAAAGGTGAGCGTGATGTACGCAACAGTGCTAAGCCTCGCAAGTATCTAACCAAGCATTTCTATGATGTGTTAGGTGAGGATGGTGTTGAGAGGTGGGCTAATACATTCCTGACTATGAACTCTGATGTATTGCTAAAGGTAGCAAGGACACGTTCAGAGATCAAGTGGGTGTATCAGAATGGGCAGATAGGTTGCAATTCTGAGGACGATGACGGTACTGGGTCGTGCATGACATACCGAACAGAGCATTATGATTGCTCACCTATACATCCTGTTGAAGCATACGCATCTGAAGACTTAGGTGTAGCATACACGACACGTGAAGATGGAACGGTATCAGCACGTGTAGTAGTATGGCCTGACAAGCTACGCTACAGTAAGATATATGGGAGGCATGGCCATGAGGACAAGCTAAGGTCTATCCTTAAAGACTTAGGATGGGAGTCACACGGAATGTGGGGTGCTAGGATGCTACGTATTGATTGTGATGCAGGTGTAGTAGCACCATACCTTGACGGTGAGACTGATGCTGAGTTAAGAGATGATGACATAATGATAGGTGGCACATGTTGTGAGCATGTAGCTGACTCTCAACGTGGCATTCTCAACACAGCAGGTGATCCCTGTTATGATTGTGAAGAGATGATGGACATTGACTCTTCATACAC